ATCCGCGTCGGCACGCTGATCCCGTTGCCCATCGGCGCCGAATCGATCATGCGCGCGTTCAAGAACTCCGCGCTGTCGTCCTATCCGCATCCGCGACGGGTGACGGCATGACGCTCGTCTCCCACGGGATGAATCCCGGCTATCGCGATGACGAAATCGAGCTGCAGACCGCGGTGAAGAGCCAGGACCCGGATACGGGCGAGGAACTGATCACGTGGGTGCCCACGCTGACGCTCTTCGCGGAGTGGCTGCCGGGGATCTCGCGTGAAGGCTTCGCCGCGCAGGACCGGCTGCAGACGCGGGTCGATGGCGTGTTTCGCGTCGAGTACATCGACCGGCCCCAGCCCGATGCGCAGCGCATTCTCTACGAGGGCTTGCTCTACGACATCAAGCCGCCGGAAGAAATTGGCCGGCGCGACGGCTGGCTGATTCCGGTCGTCACGCGGGAAACGAAGCCGTGAGGTGGTGAGGCGTGGACGTCTTCTCGATGGTGCGCGGGTTCATCCTGGCCGATCCAGCGCTGAAGGCGGCCTTGGGGACGCGCGTGTATCCGCTGAAGTTGCCGCAATCGGTGACCTATCCGGCGATGACGCTGATGCGCGTCTCGACGACGACGTCTCCCCCGTTGCGCGGCGGGCGGGCGAGCCTGGCGCGGCCTCGGTATCAGGCCGACATCTGGACCTACGAAGGCGGCGACAACGCGTTCGAGACGTGCCAACAAATCGGCGACTTGTTGCGAGCCCGGCTCGAGGGCGCGACGGTGCAGTTGCTCGACACGAGCGTCACGCCGGCCGCATGGCGGTACTTCGCCTTCGAGCTGGCGGACGACCAGGACATCTACGAGCAGCCAGGCGAGGGCGGCGGCGGCGGCGGCGGCGGCAGCGGCGGGTACTTTCGATATTCGGCGGACTTCCTCATCTCGCATCAAACGGGACAGGGACCGTCGACCTAATCACCACGGCGACAGGTAAAGGAGCGGAACCATGAAGCGATGGATTGTAGGCGGGGGACTATGGCTGCGGATCAGCCGGTGGTGGTACGGGGTCGGTCCCGCGTGGCCGTTCGTCTACCGCGTGCCGTGCATCGCCGGCGGGAGCGACGGACTGCCCGCACAGGGATCGTATCTGCTGATGGCGGACGAGGCGGGGCCCACTCCGTCGGGGTTCACCGAAATTGCGGAGGTGACCAACATCAGCGGCGGCGGCGGCACGACCGAGCGGATCGACTTCACGCATCTCCGCAGCCCGAATCGGCGGCGCGAGTACAAGCCGAGCTTCATCGACTCGGGCATTCTCTCGTTCACGATTCAGTACATTCCCGACAACGCCTCGCATATTCAACTGTTGGCGTATCTGGATTCGCAGGAAGAATTCGCCCTGCGCGAAGTGTTCCCCGACGGCAACGGGTGGGATTACTTCGGCTACATCGCGAGCGCCGAGAAAACCGGGCAAGACGTCGGCGGCAAACTGCAGTTGAACGTGACCTATCAGATCACGGGCGACATCGAATTCGAAGGCACGGGCGGACTGCCCGCGACCGGCGCGACGGCGGGCACGCCGGGCACCTTCACGCCGTCCGGCTCGGCAACGCCGGCGAATCTCGCGGCCATGACGGGCATCGTGGCCTCGCCCGCGACAGCGTGGACCACGGGGCAGCATGTCGTGCTGCTCGACACGACGCAGGCGCACTGGACCGGCTCGGCGTGGGCGGCGGGGGCGGCGGCGTAAAGAGGCCGCCCATGTTCGAACTCAGAATCTCGGGCTTCGTGGAGCTCGAGCGGGCGCTGCGCCAGCTCCCCCACGAGCTCGCGGGCAAGGTGCTCGCCGAGGGCCTGACGACCGCCGCGACTCCGATGGAGCGGGCCGCGGAACAGAAAGCGCCGCGATCGGATCACCCCGGTCGGGGCGGGCATATGGCGGACACCATCGATCTGCGGGTCGCGTCCGCGTCGGACCAGGAGATCGCGTTGGCGCTCGGGCCGGATGACCAGCACTTCTACGGCCGGTACGTCGAATTCGGGACGCGATTCGCCGCGGCGCAGCCGTTCATGCGTCCGGCCTTCGACGAAGAGGCCCGGAAGACGATCGACCGCCTGGGCCCGCTCTTGTGGCAAGCGATCGAACGGGCGGCCCGGCGACTGCACCAACCAGGAACAGGAGGCAGATAACTTGTGACCGAAGGCACCAATACCAATCCCTTGCGCGGCGAGGTCGCCCTCAAAGGGGAGAGCGGCAAGACGTACACGATTCGGCTCGGCACCAATGCGCTCGCCCGCATGCAGAAAGCGTTCGACGAACCGACGATTAAAAGTTTGCTGAATCGCCTCGGCACGCAACTCAAGGGCGGCGATTTCAGTTTGGTCGACCTGATCCTGATGGTGCAGGCAGCGGTCGTGGGCGACATCAGCGAAGACGCCGCGGGGGATCTGATCGACGACTGCGGCCTGCAGCCGACGCTCCAAGCCTTCACGACCAGCTTGACCGCCTCGCTCGGGCAGAACAGCAACGGCAATCAAAACCCTCGGAAGGGGTCGGCGAAAAAGAAACGACCGAGCTCGGCCGACTCCTAATCGACGCCTCGGATCTCGGAATTTCGCCGGACCAATTCTGGGGCGCCCGATCGCTGCACGAAATGTCGGTGCTGTTCCGCAGTGCCAGCAAACAGCGCGCGTGGCTGACCGAGCTGCTCTACGAGGTCGCCCTCTTCACGGCGTGGCACGGCGCGGCGTTCACGCAAGCCGTGGAGGTCGGCAAGTTGCATGACTTCGCGTATTACCGCGCCCAGCTCAACAAACGCGTGGCCGCGCCCGCGCCGGCGCCGACGTGGCAGCAACAGAAGGCCGCACGGAAACGACAAATGGATCTGCTCGAAAAACATCGCCGCCGCCGCCAGGCGCCCGTGAAACCCAGGCGATAAATGGCCACCGCTGTCATTGGATCACTGCGTGCGGATCTCGTCGCCTCGATTGCCCAATTTTCGCGCGACATGGGCAAGGCGGCGAATGTCGTCAAGGGGATCGCCAACGACTTCGTCAAAGCCAGTAAGGACTTCAAACGAACTGGCCAGGAGATGCAGAGCGTCGGGCTGACGCTGACGAAGACCATCACGGTCCCGATCGTCGGCCTCGGCCTCGCGTCCGCCAAAGCCGCGATTCAATTCCAATCGGCCTTCGCGAACGTCGCCAAGACCGTCGACGGCGTCGCCGATAACACGGGCACCCTCACCGCCGCCGGCAAGCAACTCGCGCAGGTCTTTCGGGACATGGCGAAGACCATCCCGGCGACGACCGACGAGCTCACCAAGATTGGCGCGCTCGGCGGCGCGATGGGCGTCCCCATCGATCAACTCGAAACCTTCACGAAGCACGTCATCGCCCTCGGCGTGGCCGTTGATGATTTGAGTACGGAGGAAGCGGCGGCGGGCCTCGCCGCGATCGGCAACGCCACCGGCACCGGCACGACCCAGATTGCGCAGATGGCCTCGGCGCTCGTGCACCTGGGCAACAACAGCAACGCGACCGAAGGGCAGATCCTCGAATTCACCAAACGCGTGATCGGCGCCGGAAACGCGGCCGGCCTGACGGTGCCCGACGTGATGGCGATCAGCACCGCGATGGCCAACGTCGGCATCAACGCCGAGGCCGGCGGCTCGGCGATGAGCATCGTCATCAACAAGTTGTCGAAGGCCGCCTCCGTGGGCGGCTCCGCGCTCGAGGAATTTGCGCGTGTGGCGGACATGTCGGGGGAGAAGTTCGCCGCGACCTTCAAAACCAAGCCGATTGAGGCGATCGAGGCCTTCATCCGCGGGCTGGCCACCATGAAGGCGCGGGGCGTCGATCTGAACCTGACGATGGGCGAGATCGGCACCGAAGGCCTGCGTGTGTCCGACACATTGAAGCGGCTGGCGGGCAGCCAGAAGAATCTGTCGGATTCGATCAAGCTCGCGAACGACGGCTTCTCTGCCCAGGATAAACATCTCATCGAAGCGGAAAAAAAGTACGCGACCACCGCCAAACAACTCGTCGTCTTGTGGAATCGGATCAAAGACGTCGGGATCACGCTCGGCGATGCGCTGCGGCCGGCGATCGAGACCACCATCAAATGGATCGAACGGTTACTCCCGCTCGTGGATGCCGTCGCGAAAGCGTTCGCGGGGCTGCCGGGCGAAATCCAGGTCGCCGTCCTCGGCCTCGCAGGCTTCTTCGCGCTCATCGGCCCGGGGCTGTATCTCGCCGGCCAACTCGTCGAGAGCATCGGCATTCTCGCCGGCGCGTTCGGGAAGGGCGGCATCGCGGCGGGGGCGATGCGGGGCGCCGTCAATCTGCTGAAGGGCGCGTTCATCGCGCTCCGGGACGTGCAGATCGGCTCGGGCGTCCTGGGGACCCTCACCGGCGGGATCGGTGCCGGGGCCGCCACGACGGCGGGCGGGCTGGCCACCTGGCTCACGGGCATCGGGGGGATGTACCTCGTCGCGGGCGCCCTCGCCGACGACTTCAAAGCCAAATTAGAGGCGCAGGCCGCCGCGGCGAAGGCCGCCGGCCATCCGCTCAAAGCGCTCAACGACAAGTTGATCACGACCGCCGAGGCGATGGAGCACTCGGCGAATTTCGGCGCGACGTTGGCCGACGGCATCGAGGCCACCGGGATCAGCATCGGCGACACCGCCAAGAAATTCGGCGCCGCCGTGCCGGTCATGCAGTCGTTCGCCGAGCAGCTCGCCGACGCCCAGGCCGAGCTCGATCGCTTCGCCAAGGATCAGCCGAAGGAGTTTGCCGACTTCGTCATCGCGGTCAAGTCCGGCCACATCTCCGTCGAGGAACTCACGAAGCGTTTCAAGCTGAGCGAGCTCGCGATCGATCTGTTCAACGATCAACTCGACCGGAACAAAACCGCGCTGAAGGATGCCGCCGAGGCGGCGGAGGCCGAAAAGAAAGCCCTCGAAGATGTCCGCGAGGAATTTTTCAAGATCGCGGATGCCATCCAGAAATTGGAAGACGCCGCGCAGGCGGCCGAGCTCGCCGCGCAGTGGGAGGAGGCGGTCAGCCAACTCCGCGTCATTAACGACGACGTCGATGAGCTCGTCGAACGGTCGCACTTAATCGATGACGCGCTCTCGGATATCTATGGTCTGTCGGGGCAGATCGGCGCCATCTTCACGAAGCAATTGGACGAAGCGATCACGCTCACGCAAGAGCTCGGGCAGAACCTGAAGAAAGTATTCGAAGGCGTGCCGCAATTGCTCGTCAAGGCCTTCACGGGCGGCGGCGGATTCCTGGGCGCCATGAAAGCCGTCGGCGTGCAGATCGCCGACGCGATTCTCGATCCGCTCCTCGTGCGCTTCACCGAGGTCCTGGCTGATTTCGGGAAACGCCTCGGCGCCATGATCGCGTCGAAAACGGCTGCGAACCTCGTGGCGGGCGGCGCCTCGAGTTATGCCACGGCAGCCATCGCGGGGACGGCGGCCGCGAGCACCGCCGCGGCGACAGGCGGGACCGCAGCGGCGGCCACAGCGGGGACGGGCGCCGCAGTCGGCGGCCTGTCGGCCGCACAGGCCGTCCCGATCATCGGCGCCGTCGCGCTCGGCGTGTACGGCGTCTACCGGGGCCTCAAGGCGCTGAAGGAACAAGCTGCGCACAAGGAAGTGAACCGCCTTCGGGAAGTGTTCTTCGCGCTGGAGGGCGGCCTCGAGCGCATCAACCCGATCGTCCAGGAGATGACCGGCAACGTCGACGCCGTGCAAGCGGTGTTCGATGCGCGCAATCCCAAGCAGTACGAAGCCGCCCTGGCGGACCTCACCGGCGTGCTCGACGCGTACAACGCGAAATGGGCCGAACAGCAGCAGCTGTTCAACGACCTCTCGGCCGACGTCGAGACGGTCACCGGCAAACTGGAGGGCATTCTCGTCGTCACG